TAGAATTCATGTACAGAATCCAGGTCAAGTATGGAACTTGCATATGGACAAGTTAGAGAAATGGAACTTTGAAGATCCAGATACTGTAGAACGTTATATGATTCAACTATCTGATTGGCGACCCGGTCAATGGTTTAGTTATGGTAACTATACATTTGAACATTGGAAAGCAGGTGATGTAACTACATTTAAATGGCAAGACGTTCCCCACTCAACAGCAAATGCAGGGCATCATCCTCGTATAACACTACAAGTTACAGGTGTTCGTACTGAAAAATCTAAAGAGTTTATTAAGAAATTAAGACAGTCTTAAGTTTGAAGACCATTATTATTTTTGACAACTTCATCTAATAGGTCTAATGGAGCACCCTCTAGTTTAGAATAGTAGAGTAATGCTTTTGTATCTTTAGGCAAACAATGCCCACCAAATCCAAACTGACCATCTGGTCCTGGTACTTGCATATGACTATCACCGACTCTTGGGTCACGTTTCAACATATCTGTAAACTGTTCCCATGATGTTTCGGCATGACTTGATTGATGCAAATGAAACAACTCATTAAAGAATGATACTTTCGTTGCTAACCAACTGTTGATTGTGTATTTAATTAGACTTGCTGATGTCAAATCTGTCTTAAATGTGGGTACAATTTTAACTTTACTGTAATGAATGTATGCTTGTTCTACTTCTATACAATCATGTAACTCTCCGCCTAGTATCTGCATGTTAGGATTAATGAAGTCCTGTAGACTGTTTGCTTCAGTTAAAAACTCAGGGTTATATACTAGTCGTAATTTCTTATAAAGTGTCTTAAACTGCTTTAGATGATGCGGAGTGATAGTGGATTTAACAACTACTACACCTTTGTATTCTAATTCATTGAGTTCTTGTAATACCGAACGTGCTATGCTAGTATCTACATCTAAGTGTGTATCTTGCTGTGGAGTAGGAACACATACAAATACAATCTCAGTATCTGCCAAGTCTTCAAGTTTGTTATCTGTAAACTTTGGGTCTACTATCACTTGTTCAGTGTCTACACTAAAGCCATGACTGACTGCTGAACCAACAAATCCTTTACCGATAATGCCTAACTTCATACATTGCCTTTAATTTTCTCTACAAGATATTCTTGTTCGTAGTTTGGATCACCATGATATTCAGGAGCCTTTGCAATTGCTTGATCTACTCGCATTTTAATTTGCCAAAGTTTCTTCTTCATATCAGAACCTGTATAACCGCAGTTACGAGGATTATTCATCTCATACTCTAGTTCCCAGATTATGTGTAATGCTTTTTCTACTTCAGGTAATATCATGTTTCTATTGTAATATTTAATGCGATACAAGTCAAGCAAAACATTTCCCAAAAGCATTTTATGATAAATAATAACATGAGAGCAAAAGACTTTATCACAGAATCCCCGCTAAAAGACTTAGAGAATAGACTACCTAAGATTAAAAGTGACCAGTACAATGTCGATGAAAAAGGTAAACTTTATCATAACGCAAAAGCGGCTGGCAGGCAAAATCATAAAGCACGACAAGAACTAACTGCATCTGATCAAATGTTTGATGATGGGTTAAGCATCGAAGACGAAGCACAGAAAGGTGCTGAATGGATGGGCAAACGTTTAAAGATTGAAAATATGCCTAAGATTGTAGTTAGTTATGACACTGAAGAAGCACAAGAAGGTCATCACACAGGCAAACATGTAATGGGTTCTGATGAAATTTGGGTCTATGGTAATAGAAACTTAATTGATATTATGCGAACTGTGTTCCATGAACTTGTGCATATTCGCCAAGGGGAAAAGGATTTAATAAAAGCCGGAGATAGTTATCCAGGATCACCAATAGAAGCGGCCGCTGATATGGTTGCTGGGAAGTATATTAAAATCTATGGCAAAGAGAATCCACACATATTTCAGTAAGTTCACTGAACACCCTCACTCCCTCGGCGAGACTTATTTCGCCCATTTCAAAAACGCCTTGACCTATGGTGTCCTTATGATCTTAACTGGCATAGCAGTCCTCATTCATGCTGTATTCCCTTTTGTATTCGTTAACACAGGCAGTGACCTAGCGAAATCTATCTGCAAAGATATCGACAAAAGAAACGGGTAAACTGTCCAAAAAAAAGATTGACTCCTGTCTCAGAGTACTATATACTATGCAGACAAACTAAAATTTATAGGAGTAATTATGTCCGGAGCAAAATACTTTAACCCTGAGCAGGTTAATAAACTGAAGCAATTAGTAAACGAAGGTATGGCAGTAATGCATGAAGTAGAGACACTTAATGGTGGACTCAACGATACTGTAAAAGCAATTGCAGAAGAACTTGAAATCAAACCTGGTATTCTAAAAAAAGCAATCAGAATTGCACACAAAAGCAAATTAACTGATACGAATGCTGACCATGAGCAACTAAACGATATATTGGAGACAGTTGGTAGAACTATTTAATGTCGTATATTGATGCAATCCATGATAAAACTGCGGATAGAATCTGTGTTGTAGAGAGAACGCCTGAAGGAAATAGGGAATTCAAAGAATACCCTACGAACTACGTATTGTATTACGAAGATTCTAAAGGTAAACATCGTTCTTTATATAACACTTCTGTCACTAAGTTTTCCTCACGCAAACAAAGTGAATTTGAGAAAGAGAAAAGAATTCATTCAAATAGACGTTTGTTTGAGAGTGATGTGCCAATAGTATTTCGATGTCTAAGTGAGAACTATCTAAAAATCGATGCTCCGAAACTGCATACATGTTTCTTTGATATCGAGGTAGACTTTGACCCTGCAAAAGGATTCTCTCCTCCGAGTGATCCTTTTAATCCTGTAACTGCTGTCAGTTTATACTTAGACTGGCTCGATCAACTAGTTTGTCTAGCAGTTCCGCCTTCTCATATGACGTATGAGACTGCACAAGAAGCAATCAAAGACTTCCCTGACACAATGTTGTTTAGAACAGAGAAAGAATTGTTTGATGTATTCTTTACTTTGATCGAAGATGCAGATGTGTTGTCAGGTTGGAACTCAGAAGGATATGATATTCCGTATATGGTCAATCGTGTTACACGTGTGATGTCTAAAGACGATACTCGTAAGTTCTGTCTATTAGGTCAATATCCTAAGAAAAGAACATATGAAAGGTTCGGTAAGGAAGAAGAAACGTTTGACTTAGTAGGTCGTATTCATTTAGATTATCTTGCACTCTATAAGAAGTATAATTATGAATCTCGTCATAGTTATAAACTAGATGCAATTGGTGAAATGGAAGTCGGTGAAAAGAAGACTGAGTATGAAGGATCACTCGATCAGTTGTATAACAAAGACTTCAAAACGTTTATCGAATACAACAGACAGGACACTTTACTACTCAAAAAACTAGATGATAAATTGCAGTTTATTGAACTTGCTAATCAGATGGCGCATGAGAATACTGTATTACTTCCGACTGTCATGGGTTCAGTGGCTATGATTGAAATGGCTATTATGAACGAAGCACATGAACGTGGTGTTGTTGTGCCTAACAAGATTAGACAAAACATCAATACAGTTAGTGAAGGCACAGCGGCAGGTGCTTATGTTATGACTCCGAAGAAAGGGTTGCATGACTGGATAGGTTCTGTCGATATCAACTCTCTGTATCCTTCAGTGATACGAGCATTGAATATGGCGCCTGAAACAATTGTTGGTCAAGTAAAACATACATTGACTGAGCAGTATATGCAAGAAAAAGGACTAGAACTTGCTAAGAAGAAATCTCGTTACAAGAAAGGTGATGCATCAGTAGAAGGTCCTATCTTATGGGAAGGACTATTTGGCTCACTTGAGTATACTGCAATTCAGAATCAGGAACGTGGTACAATGCTAACAGTTGATTTTGAAGATGGGAGTTCAGAAGAGAAGAGTGCGGCTGAAGTATGGAAGTGGATTTATGATTCAAATAATCCTTTCATTCTTAGTGCTAATGGCACAATCTTTAGATCAGATGTTGAGGGTGTGATTCCCGGACTGTTGTCTAAATGGTATTCTGATCGTAAGATTATGCAGGGCAAACTCAGAGAGGCTAAAACAAAAGAAGACATTGAGTATTGGGACAAGAGACAGTTAGTTCGTAAGATTCTACTAAACTCAGCATATGGCGCACTTTTGAATGAGCATTGTCGTTTCTATGATAAACGTATAGGACAGTCTGTAACATTGACTGGTCGTAGTGTTACAAAACATATGTCAGCATATATCAATGAGATAATGACTGGGGTATATGATCATACAGGCGATTCGATGGTCTATGGTGATACTGACTCATGTTATTTCTCTGCATGGCCTATGTTGAAAGATGAACTTCCCGCAGACATGACACTAGAAGACAAGAAGCAAACGTTTATTGATTTGTATGAAAGTATGTCTGATCAATGTAATATATCTTTCCCTGGTTTTATGGAAACAGCATTTCATTGTCCGCGTGAAAAAGGTGAGATAATCAAAGGCGGTAGAGAAGTTTGTGGGGACAGAGGATTGTTCATCACTAAGAAAAGATATGCAATTAATATTTATGACAATGAAGGCAAACGTACTGATGCTAATGGTGCAATGAAAGTTAAAGCAATGGGACTCGATCTCAAACGAGCAGATACTCCTAAGTATATACAAGACTTTTTGATGGAAGTGTTAGAAATGGCTCTTGGTGGTAAAAGCCGTGAGGACATTATCGAAAAGATCAAAGAGTTTAAACTTCACTTAGGTGACAAAGATTCTTGGACAAAAGGTTCTCCTAAGGGTGTAAACAAGTTAACTCATTACACTCAGTTAGAGAAAAAGTCTAAAACTGGTCGAGCAAACATGCCTGGTCACGTGAGGGCGGCAATGAATTGGAACACACTCAAACGTGTTCATGGTGACAACTACTCAATGGAGATCATGGATGGCTTTAAAGTCGTAGTATGTAAACTAAAGACTAATGCTCTTGGATATACAAGTATTGCATATCCTACTGATCAACTTAGATTGCCTCAATGGTTCAAAGAACTGCCGTTCGATGATAATTTAATGGAGTCTACACTCGTAGATGAAAAGATCAGCAACTTACTCGGAGTTCTTAAATGGGATTTAAGAGCAAACACAGACACTAATTCAACATTTGATGAATTGTTTAGTTTCGGGTAAACAGTTGTCCAAAACAATTGCAATGTGTAATAAAACCAGATATAATACACACTATATCTACCTAAATACTTTAAAGAGGAAAATAAATGAAAGATAATTTACAAGATTTGATCGAATATACATTCGGCTTAGGCATCATTGATCTAGTTAAGATTGATGGTACTGCTACAGAGACAGAGGTCAATGCGATTGCAGATGATAAGTCTGTTATTGTAAGTGGTAAAACAAAGACGCCTGTTGCTGATTTCATCGGTACATTCGGTATGCCTAATCTAGGCAAACTCAAAACGATTCTAAGTTTTGATGATTATGATGAGAATTCTACTATTAGTATGACTCATAAGCAAGTTGATGGCGTTGATGTGCCACAAGCAATTCACTTTGCTACTAAGAACAATGACTTTATTAATGACTATCGTTTGATGTCAAAAGCACTTATTGAAGAAAAAGTAAGAAATGTCACGTTTAAAGGTGCTCAATGGGACGTTGAATTTGAACCTACAATCGCAGGTATTTTACGTCTGAAGAAACAAGCACAAGCAAACTCAGAAGAGTTAAACTTTACAACTAAGACAGATGGTGGCGATCTTAAAATCTTCTTTGGTGAGCCGTCAACTCACTCAGGCAACTTTGTCTTTCAACCTTCTGTAACTGGAACGTTGAGTAGAACATGGCAATGGCCTGTTAAAGTATTCTTGTCAATCATGGATCTGCCAGGTGACAAGACTGTGCGTATCTCTGATCAAGGGGCGGCACAAATCACAGTAGACAGTGGTTATACTGTTTACGAATATCTATTACCAGCACAAGCGAAGTAAAAATTATGGCAGAGCAAGTAAATCTTTCAGCCGAACACAAAGACGATTGGGCGTTATTCTTGCCTGCTGTTAGCAGTTTCTTTATCGCTGGATTAGGTAGACAACGTAAAGGAATGGATTATTTCCCTGAAGAACGTATTCCTGCAGGACTAAATGGAGACGTAGAATGTTTAAACTTTTTAAACTCTAAACAAGGACTGTATAACTACAAATGGGGGTTATACTCTGCGGGCCACGCAGACCTAGACATCACTAGCGACAATCCTAATGAGTCTATCATCAGAGAACGTGAAGAAGGAACTTTCATGTTAGGAGATTCTGGTGGTTTTCAAATTATGAAAGGTCAGTGGCCCGCCGACTGGAAGGATCCTAATTGCCCTAAAGCAATGAAACAACGTAAGAAAGTTTTGTCTTGGATGGACGAATACATGGATTATGGTATGTGTTTAGATATTCCTTCAATGATATTGATGAAGACAGACTTAGTTGATAAGCATGGCATCACAACTATTGAAGAGTGTAAAATTGCTACGCATATTAATAACGATTACTTCATTCATCATCGAAGTGGTGCTTGTAAGTTCTTAAATGTACTTCAAGGTCAAACTCATAAACAATCAGATGAATGGTATGAAGAATTCAAAATGTATGCTGACCCTGCTGTTTACCCAGATAATCATTTCAATGGTTGGGCATTCGGTGGTCAGAACAAAATTGATATTCATTTGATGCTAAGAAGAATCGTCTTCCTTATCCATGATGGACTATTAGGAGAAGGTAAACATGATTTACTTCATTGTCTTGGTACATCTATCTTAGAGTATGCAGTATTGTTTACTGACATTCAAAAAGCAGTAAGAAAGTATCACAATCCGAACTTTATGATTACATTCGATTGTGCATCTCCTTTCTTTGGGGCGGCTAAAGGACTAGCATATAACAACTCAACATTTGAGCATAATACTAAATGGACTTACTCTATGGAGAAGACTGCTGAGAACAAAGACTATGCAGATGATTCACGTCCTTATATTGATGCAGTCTTGCAAGACGGTATACATGAGAAGTTTACTGACTCCCCTATTACAAAAGCACTAGTATTAAAAGACTTGTGTTATAGAGGACATGGCTTCTTAGGTCAACATGGTAAAGAAACAAAGACTAGTTGGGACACGTTGAGTTATACTCTTCTTAAAGCACATAATGTTTATCAACATATGTTTTCTGTGCAAGAAGCAAACAGAAAATATGAATCAGGTGTTATACCTGCAATGTTGATGAACGAAACATTTGAACGTGTTACTTTCAGTGACCTAGTTGATGAAATATTTAGTCTACAAGATAAACAAAAAAGTTTAGATTTGATTGATCAACACAGTAAGTTTTGGATGCAAATCAAAGCAGGGAGTTCAGGCTACTCAGGGAAGAGAGCCGTTAATGCTAACACAATGTTTGATGAATTATTTTCAGTAGCAGAAGAACCTGCAGTAAATACAGATGAAGAATTAGAAGATAGTGATGAACTAATGCAGGCTATAGATGAATGAAAATAATATGTGTCGCCTCTTATTGTGCGGGCGGACTCATGTGCGATTTACTGAACGAGAGAAGAAGTCCATTTACAGCATCAATAGTACAAACTAGATTCAATCATGTCCTTAAATCACCTCTCACCAATGGATGGAACGGAAACAATGAAGAAGTCCCTTATCTTATCTTGCCAATACATGAAAAGCAATGGCTAGATTTAACAACTAACTTAATAAGCAAAGAATGGACACAGGGAAATTGGTTTGCACATCATCAACCAGTTTCGATTATTCCTAATATAGAGGACTTTGAAGAAGTCATTCATGTAACAGTCACTACAATGAAAAGTAGATGGTTACGATTTTTAAGACATTACTGGTTAGAGGTTAATCGTCAGAAAATGATACAAGATCACGCATTAGATACAGTAAAGGATATGATCAATATTATCAAGTATGATCCTTCATGGTTACCAAGTGAAGATGAGAGGGTGACAAATGTTGAGTTTGAAGATATTGTAAGTGGAGTCTGGAGTAAAAATAACAAGCATGACTTAGGTCATCTAAATAATTGGAAGAAGAAGAACAATTTTATACTAGATGATTTTGAACAAGATGCGAAGTTGATTGAACTATGGGAAACGCAAGAATATTATCGAATTGATCCTAGTTGGGCAGATGTAAGAAATCCTCAACATGAAATTTGGGAAAAGCAAACTATTAAAAGAATGAATGACTATTATGAATCTGGGCAAATTAATGCTTGACTTTACTAACAAAATCAAGTATTATTACTAATGATAGAGATATTGTTATGGAGTCTTATAATTGTTACATGGCTATCGTATGGTATGCATGTAATTAAAGAGTACATAAGACATCATGTTAAATAGGAAAACAAAATGAGTGTAGAACCGATGATTAAAAAGCCGAGTTTATTTAGAAGAACTGTAATGAGTCTTGTAAGTGGTTGGAGACGTGTAATGGATGTGAGATACAATCCATTAAAGTATATTCCAGATCCTAGTTTACAAACATACTTTATGTTAGTGCTGTTTACTGTATGGAGTGTGTGGTTTGGATTCTTAGCAACTGACTACTTAGGTGTAGTTAATTATCACACAGTAGGTAGCATCTTTATTCACGTAGCAATTTTACTACCACTAGCAATGACTAATGCAATCTTTATTGATGCAGAACGTGATGGGCATAATTGGTTGAAAGAATGGAAAGAAGAACAAAGCAGATATAAGTTAGTAGTCAACAGACTGAAAACTAAAAATTTAACACTATGGGATCCAAGTAAGGAAGCATAATGAGAAGTATATGGGTAACATTTAGCAAAGAGGGTATTCACAAGTATCCTGGTGCTGATACAGATCCTAAGTTAGCAACTGGCGACTGGGACGATGTATCGTTTTTAGGTTATCCTCACAGACATATATTTCATTTTAAAGTATGGATTGAAGTCTTCCATGACGATAGGGATATCGAATTCATACAGTTTAAAAGATGGTTAGAACGTTTGTATGCAGAAGTAGAAAGCAGTACAAGTGTATTACAACTTAATCATAAGAGTTGTGAAATGATCGCAGACGATTTGGCATTAGAAATACAAACAAAGTATCCGAATCGTTACATTAAAATTTCAGTAGCCGAGGACAATGAAAACGGTTGCGAAATGGACTATCCGAATGACTCGGATATTAACTAAAACGGTAATATGAGAATAGAAGGAATATTACAATGTCACGTAAGTTTAATGCTTCAAAAGTGTTTGAGGACCTGGAGGCTTATCAAGCCTTCTGTACAGAGTATGGATACGTATATGATCCTAAAACACTGTACCAAAAGAGTAGTCGCATTTGGCGACTATACAGTCAACGTTATATGGCAGACAAACCTGTCAGGGATATGTGGGAAATAGATGGCAAAAAATACAAAAACAACCGACGTAGGTAAAAAGGTGACTAAGAAAACGCCTGCTAAAAAGAAGGCGCCAGTAAAAGCAAAAGCCAAGACACCTATCAAGTCTAAAAGTGGACCTAAAGTTAAAGGAACAACTAAGAAGATAGAACCAAGTTTCGTGCCTCAACCTAAAGAGACAAAAGAACATGGTGTAGTAGTTCTAATAACTGGAGGATTCGATCCTTTACACAGTGGGCATTTAGAGTACATTGAAGTCGCAAAAGAATTAGGTAAAAATGATTCTTGGTTTGGTAGCAAAGTAGTTGTTGGTGTTAACAGTGATGAATGGTTAACTAGAAAGAAAGGCAAAGCGTTTATGCCTGTAGAAGAACGAGTTAAACTTCTATTAGCAATGCGTAATGTTGATCAAGTTATAACGTTTAATGACGATGATGATTCTAGTTCAAATGCTATTCACATTACACGTCAACTATTTCCGAATGAACATATTATCTTTGCTAATGGTGGAGACAGAACATTATCTAACATCAAAGAAATGGGTTTTGTAGATAAAAACTTGTCTTTTGTATTTGGAGTAGGCGGTGAAAAAACACAGTCAAGTTCTGATATTCTAGCAAATTGGTACACTCAAGGTACTAAGCCAAAGACTGAACGTGATTGGGGTTACTATCGTGTATTACATGAGTGGGATAATCTTACTAAACTGAAAGAACTGACAGTTAATCCTGGTGCATCATTGAGTATGCAAAGGCATGAAAGTAGATCAGAATTTTGGTTTGTTGCTGAAGGTATTGCAAGTGTTTATACAGTTGCATTTCCTAATGATGCTAAACGTGATGTAGGAGATATACTTGTAGGCAGATTTAATCAACATGAGTCAACATGGATAAACGTAGGCGAGTGGCATCAGTTAGTAAACAGAGAAAACATTCCTTTAAAACTGATAGAGATTCAATATGGTACAGATTGTATTGAAGAAGATATCGAAAGAGTATTCAGAAACCTTAAAACTTAGAGACAATTATGTTAATTTATGTACCCTTAGAACACATTGAAGGACGATACACAGTTCATATGGACCGTGACATCGAAGCATATTTAAATACACGAGACATCGAGTATGTCAAAGTAATGCCTACTACAGAGACTCCTCCTCTTCCTGAGGGACAGTTTTTGAATGCGGCATTTACTAGTAAGTTCAAAGCAATGCAAATAGCAGAAATCTCTGCGATGTTTGAGTCTGGTAAAATCAATGATGGTGATACTATATTCTTTAGTGACATATGGTTTCCTGGTATTGAAAGTATTGCGTACATGAAATATTTTACAAAAAAAGATGTAAAGATTACAGGCATCATTCATGCTGGTAGTTTTACTGATACTGATTTTGTAAGAGACATGGAGCGTTGGGCTAAGAACTTTGAAGACATTATCTTTGATATAAGTGACACTATCTATTGTGCTAGTAATTTTATCAAAGAAGATATCATCAGAAAGAGAATAGTTGATCCTAATAAGTTAGTAGTATCAGGATTGCCTGTAGACTATTCAGGATTAGATTATCATAAAGGACAAACTAAAGAAAACATAGTTATCTTTAATGGTAGACTATGTGACGAAAAGCAACCTTGGTTATTTGATGAACTAGAAAAACAAGTCAATGAAAAAACTAATGGCAATCTCAATGCTAGATTTGTTAAAACACAAGAAGAAAATCTTTCTAAAGGAGAATACTACTCATTACTTGGCAAAAGCAAAGCAATCGTAAGTTATGCTTTACAAGAAAACTTTGGCTTTGGTGTTGCAGAAGCAGTCTATCTAGGTTGCAAACCTGTATTGCCTAATAGATTAGTATATCCTGAATTATATCCAAACACAAGACTTTTCGATAGATTTGATGAAAGTGTAGATATGGTAATTGAAGCATTAATATCAGACATGGTGATATCACAGGTAGTAGCAGAGCCTAATGATGTCTTTAATATTTGGTTTTCACAAGAGGCAAACAATTAATGAGAATAGAATCTGAAGTTAAATTAGATTTCTCAGACGTACTTATTAGACCCAAAAGATCAACATTAGGATCACGCAAAGAAGTAGATTTATTTCGTAATTATAGATTTAGAAACAGTGAAGCAGGATATGGTGGAGTGCCTATCATGGCATCTAACATGGATGGTGTTGGTACATTTAAAATGGCTGATGCACTTTTAAAACAAGGATTGTTTACATGCTTAGTTAAAACATATTCTGCATCTGATTTACTAGAATACTTTAGTAATGGCTCTAAAAGACAAGAACATGTGGCAATGTCTATTGGTATTGCTGAACAAGATTTAGAAAAACTTGATCGTGTAATGGGAGCATGTCCTGTCAAGTATCTCTGTATTGATGTTGCTAACGGGTACTCAGAAAGATTTGCTACAATCGTAGAACAAATAAGAAACAAATACGAAGAACTTATCATCATTGCAGGTAATGTAGTGACAGGTGAAATGACAGAGGAGTTAATATTAAGTGGAGCAGATATCGTTAAAGTGGGTATTGGGCCTGGTAGTGTTTGTACTACTCGCATTAAGACTGGCGTTGGATATCCTCAACTCTCGGCGATCATTGAATGTGCCGATGCCGCTCACGGTCTTGGTGGACACATCATTGCTGACGGGGGTTGTTCAAGTGCTGGAGATGTAGCAAAAGCATTTGGTGCTGGAGCAGACTTTATTATGCTTGGTGGCATGATGGCAGGACATGATGAAGGTGGAGGAGAAGTTGTTGATGGTAACGTTCAGTTCTATGGCATGAGTAGTGATACTGCTAATACTAAACACTTTGGAGGACTTAAAGAATATAGAAGTTCTGAAGGTAGAACTGTAAAGATTCCATATAAAGGTGCGATTAAAGATACTGTCCAAGACATCTTAGGGGGCATTAGAAGCGCCTGTACTTACGCAGGAGCACGTAAACTAAAAGACTTGAGTAAATGTACTACTTTTGTTAGAGTAAATAATCAATATAACAAAGTATTTGAGAACAAATAATGAACACAAGTCTGATCATCATTGATAATTTTTATGATGAGCCTGACATTATAAGAGACCTAGCACTATCATCTAAATATTATCCTGAAAAGGTATCTAAAGGTTATCCTAACGGCAATGCTCCTTGGTCTGGAAAGATGAGTAAAGATGCATATAGTCCTAGTTGGATTAATACAAAGATATCTAAACTTTTAGGAAAAAACATTAGACAAATGGATCATTTTACTAATGGTTCTTTTAGATTAAGCCAAGAAACAAACGTTTGTGGCATGTTTGATAATGCATTACATGCTGATACATCTGATAGTAATTATTATGCAGGTGTTCTATATCTTTCTAAGAATCAATATACTATGCCCGGCACGTTGTTTTACAAACACAAAGAAACAGGTGTAGATCGAGCATTAAGTCCTAAGCACTTAGAGACAGTTGTTAAATCAAAAGACTGTAATGATTTAGATAAGTGGGATATTCATACTGCTTCAAACTTTATTTACAACAGACTTATTATATACCCCGCATCTAAGTTTCATGGACCTGGTCCTAACTTTGGAACATCAGACGAGACTGCTAGACTAGTCCAACTTTTTAATTGGATAGACATAGTATGAAATTGTTAATTACAGGAGGTTGTTCCTTTTCTCAAGTACAAGGACAACCAGACCCTTACTTAGATGAAGATAAAAAAGTGTGGCCTAACTGCACCTGGCCATTACATTTAGAAGAAGCATTGAAACCTGAATTTCATACTCATACTGGTATGGCAGCCGCAGGCAATGAAATAATTTCGCAACGAATAATCAATAAAGTTAACAAAGCATTAAAAGACGGGTTTTCTCCTAATGATATGTTAGTTGGCATTATGTGGTCAGCCGCAGATCGTTTGTCATTAATGAGTTCTAATTATAAAAAGAACATACACAAGACAACATTGCGAGGTCCAAGTGACGAAACTGCTAATCAATATATGTTAGAACATGGAGAACCTTTTTTAAATTCACAATTAACAGATGTTGAATTTAAAAATTGGTTTAAAGGATTCAATACTTCAGATAAAAAATTTTCAGACAATCCTCATAGTGATTGGTATAATGGCAGAAATCCAACTTGGTGTGCTGAGGTTGATGATAAGAATTCAACTCCAATACCAACTTGGTATCTATTAAATCATTCTTGGTCAGATGAACTAACTTCTAATTATTTTAAATCATATATTACCCCTGAGTATGCACTCTTACAAACATGTAATCATATACTTAGAACTCAATGGTTTTTGCAAAGTAAAGGCATCAAATACTTTATGAGTCAAATGGGACCAGACACATTTATCTATCATGGTCCTCAACCTCACACACTAGGTGAATCTGATTGGGAATGTAATATGATGAACGATGAAGAATTTCAAATGTGGGATAACATAAACTTAATACATGATCATCCAGAATTGAATTACTTATATGATATGATTGATAAAGAATTTTGGTTAGACGTAGACAATATGGATGAATGGGCACGAAAACAAGGACTACCTTATCAGACAGAAGGAGACTGGCATCCAAGCACTGCAATGCATGAGAGATTTACAAAGAACTACATTTTACCCTTTATACTTGAAAAATATAATATATCCTAGTATAATGTATAAATACATGTGTAGCACAAAGGCTACAAAACAATTGATTAATTTATCCGCGTTAGGAAGGAGAAAAGACACATGTCTTATAACAAAACAAAAACCGACCCTGTTCTAGGGAAACAAGTACACGATCATTTAGTTAAAGCAGGAGTAGAAACGCCTGTTATAGACAATGGTCTATCTCGTACAGAAAAAATCGACAAGATTGAAGGTCACTTTGATCACATCATGGACACATTAGGACTTGATCTATCAGATGATAGTTTGACAGACACACCTAAACGTGTTGCTAAAATGTATGTCAACGAAATCTTTTGGGGACTTGATTATGAAGCATTCCCTAAATGTACAACAGTTAATAACAAAATGCATTACGATGAAATGGTCGTAGAAAGAAACATTAATGTTCAATCTAATTGCGAACATCACTTTGTAGTTATTGATGGACTAGCAACTGTTGCATATATTCCTAATGAAAAAGTATTAGGTTTATCAAAGATCAATCGTATCGTTGAATACTTTTCTAAAAGACCTCAGATACAAGAACGCCTAACTGAGCAAATTTATTATGCACTTCAGTACATTCTAGGCACAGATAATATTGCAGTCTTAATTGATGCACAACATTACTGTGTTAAATCTAGGGGTGTTGAAGACGTAGGAAGTTCAACTATCACAAGTAAATTAGGTGGTGGTTTTAGAGATAAATCAGATCCTGGGCTAAGGGCAGAATTTTTAAGTATCGCCAGGATGCAGTAACAATGAGTGAGTCTACTATAGACAGCATCACAACATATATTCGTAAGATGAATGCTGAAATGAATTCACCTTACAATGATGGATTTATGGCATGGGGAATTAAGCAAGATTTATATCTTATGAAATTTTTTATAGATAAAATTCTTGCTGATGCACCTGAGTTCGCAGGAGAAGATGATTGGCTTACTGAACAAGAACAAAAGCAAGTTATGGAGATATTGAAAAAATAATGTATTGTTATAAAGATAATTTTCTATCTGATGAATTATTTGACTTGTTTAAAGAAGACATGCTTAATAAATATGAACCTCGTAACGAATGGGGAGACGAGTCTGTTAGTTATGGAAAGTATTTGTCAGGTGAAAATTACGAGCAAGATGCTCCTGTCAGAGTGATAGGAGATCAGTTCCCTGAAGATGGTGATTATATACATACTGCGGTGAGACTAGGATCAAAATCATTACCAGAAATAGCACGTAGTATTAAACAGTACATGATTGAAGATATGAATTTGATAAATCCTTTGGCTCGGCAGATGTGGTATCAATATCATTCAAATAAACACAAAGTAATACAGCATTGGGATCCTGCAGTTAATGGGAAAACTAGTAAACAATCATTTACTAGTCTTCTATACATGCATGATACTTGGGAAGATGGCTGGGGTGGTGAACTTACTTTTCTTAATGATAAGCAATCTATACTACCTAAACCGAATAGATTAGTAATATACAGCAGAGATGAAGAGCATTGGGTCAACGAGATTACACATGACTTAGATGATTATCAAAGGATGTTTTTCTTTACTGCATGGGGAACAGATAATGATTTTTAATAAAATCAGACAACTTAAAGACGAAGGTAAAACTATTGGCATTACATTCAGTACGTTTGATCTATTACATGCAGGACACATTGCAATGTTATCAGAAGCAAAGAATCATTGTGATTATTTGATTGCTGGTTTGCAGACTGATCCTACAATAGATCGACCTGATTCAAAGAATCCGCCGATACAATCTATCGTAGAACGTCAGATTCAATTAGCGGCAACGAGATATGTAGACGAGATTGTTATCTATCAAACTGAGCAAGACTTATTAGACTTGCTGTTAGTGTTGCCACTTGACGTAAGAATCATCGGCATCGAATATGAAAACAAAGAGTTCTCTGGTAAAGATATATGTGAAGACAGAGACATCAAAGTAATTTATAATGGTAGAGATCATAGTTTTAGTTCTTCATCATTGAGAAAACGAGTAGCAGAAGGAGAAAAATGAGTATATTTAATTGGGGAAAGAAAAAAGTGAATAAGATACCAGAGATAGATTTCGGTAAAGGCAAATATTTGTCTACTAAAACATATGGAAACGATAGAGGTTTCTCATGTTGTTTTAGACAATGGCGTGCAAAGCATTCGCATTGTTCTTTGTTGCATGGTTATTCACTAGGATTCAAACTAGTGTTTGAGTGTGATTCACTTGATGAACGTAACTGGGTTATGGACTTCGGTGGTTTGAAAGAACTCAAAGACTGGTTAGAAGATCACTTTGATCACACGATTGTTGTATCAAAAGATGATCCTGAGATAGGACAGTTCAGAGCATTAGAGAAACGTGGACTAGCAAAAGTTAAAGTGTTTGACAACGTAGGCTCAGAGAAGTTTGCAGAAGAAGTATTTAAGCAAATGACTATCATCATTGAACGATCAAAGTTTCAAAAGAAAGCACTTAACCCTACAGTAAGAGTTAAGAGTGTAGAAGTATTTGAACACGATGCTAACTCAGCAATATATGAGAGAGCATAATGGATTTAACTACAACATTACTTGCAGTTTTATTGTTAGTAGTTATATACGTAATGAACAATAACAACAGACCGAGGTTTTAGTATGGCTGTAGGACAAACAATGTCGTTTGCTAATATACCAAGAGATAGACTTGTGTCTATCTGCCAGAGTTCAAACAAAGCAGATGTGTTTGAAAACATCTTAAAAAAGCACCCTCAGATTGCGAGAGAGAGGCTTGTAGAGCAAATGAATGATCAAGGTATAGAAGACACACAAAGAATTTTAACAGACATGGATGATTATATTGAACTGCATAATGCAGGTCTATCGTCTGCAATAGGAATATTAGGGCTATGATACTTGAAGTAATAGGATTTTTTACTGTTGCATATCTTGTTATCAAGTTCTTTCCAGAGATACTAGAAGGTGTATTTAAATTTTCAATAATAGTAATAGGCGTCACCTTCTTTTTAATACTAATGGCCTTACTATTAAATTAATAAATATTATAGTAGCATATTATAATAGGAGAATAACATGGCAGATAAAAAAATAACAAAAAAGCCAATTAAGAAAACAGTTAAAAAGACTGTTGCAAAAAAAGTACCAAGTTCTAAACTTGATAAGTTAACGTTTGAAGATGTATTAAAAGCATGTAAGAAAAAGAACAAGGAAGAAGCAGAAAAGATTTTTCAACTGATTGCTGATTATTCATTTGAAAAAGATGATACAGAACGTCAACGTTGCATTTCTATTGCGTTTGGTAATTGGAGACATGGGTCAGAATTTGATACTGGTCTAGGCGATAAAGAATCTTTTGAAGAACATAACTTTAAGAAATGTCAAAAGATACTTAAAAAATTAGTAGGATAATGGGAGCACCTAGTCCACATCCAGTTGCACCTGATACTATCAGGATGACCATTCAAGTTGAAATTCCATATGAAAATGATATAATGAATTATGGAGATATAAGTAAGCAAGTTGTAAGAGATTATATCAATAGTGATGCGTTCGGTGGATATAGAATAGAAGCAGGACCAAGAACTAAAAAAGAGTTAACGTAAGGAGAAAATTATGCAAAAACTAAAAGAATGGGGAACACGTTTTTTTGCGTGGCACGAAAACATAACAGATGATATACAATGGAAGTTAAATCTTTCTAGTTATCATATGCAATGGATTGCTTTTGGCAAAGGGATTGCGATTGTATTAATATTACAGTGGTTGTTTTAAATGAATAGAGAATCAAAAGTAAAAATAGCAAACGTCTATCTAGTAGAAATGTGGGAAGACGGGGTACTGAAAGAAGAAAGGTATCTACCTGGCAAGTCAAAGCATTATGCAGAGGACTGTGCTGAGAATTGGACTAACGGCGTTATAAAGGAAGCAAATGAACAAACGAATTAGTATCGGCGAAGTCAAAAACGCAGTACAAGAGATTCTAAGACAGATGCACTTAGACAACTTTAGACCTGATTATGTAGTAGGAATAACAAGAGGTGGATTGTTACCAGCAGTAATGATCTCTCACTATCTAAAAGTTCCAATGCATTCTTTAGACATATCATTACGTGATAATGTTCAACAAGGACCAGAAAGTAATTGTTGGATGTCAATTGATGCATTTGGTGCATTATCTAAAGACGAGATTGCAATAACAAAAAGTCGTTGGGACGTATCAAAACGTAAGAAAATTCTTATTGTTGAAGATATTAATGATTCAGGTGCAACTCTTAATTGGCTCAAAAAAGATTGGGAAGCAGGGTGTTTTCCAGATGAGCAGTCTTGGTCAACTGTATGGCATGAAACAGTTAAGTTTTCTACTATTGTTAATAATGAATCTAGTTCGTTTAAGGAAGTAGATTATACATATGAAACAATTAACAAACTAGAAACTCCAGATATCTGGTTAGATTTCCCATGGGAAAGTTGGTGGTTAGATTAGGACAAATTTGATTTGACTACTCGATCAATAGGTGATATAATATGGACATGATTTATGAAATATTGAACGGTATTATTGCTTTCGTAATATTACTATTTGCAGGCTATGTAGCATTGGAAAGTTCAGTAATGGTATCAGAAAAGAAAGCAAGATACAGAGCAGGAACACATGACTATTATGATAACCCTATTGAGGACGTAGATGACACTAAAGTATAGTGAAACATTTTTTTCAGCACAAGGTGAAGGTCAATACGTAGGCATTCCTTCATTGTGGATGCGTTTCTTTTTGTGTAATCTACAATGCAATGGCTTTGGTCAGAAAGATCCGACTAATCCTGACACATATGAACTCCCTTATGAAACTATCGATATCACAAACATAGATAGTGTGTTTGATCTCCCTGTATTTGACAAAGGCTGTGATAGTTCTTACACATGGAGTAAGAAGTATAGACATCTTATCACAGATAAGACTGTAACAGAAGCAGTAGACGAATTGACAGCACTTCTCCCTCATGGCAAGTTCATACATCCTATTACAGGACAATCATCACACATGGTGTTTACTGGTGGCGAGCCTATGATTAAAAACACACAGCCTGGCATGATCGAAGTCATTGAAGAATTCAAACGCAGAAAGAATCAGCCAATGAATGTAACTGTAGAAACAAATGGTACTAGACCTATCACTGACGAATTTGCTGAATGGATACAACGTGAGTATTCTAATTGGACTGACAGAGAATGGTATTGGTCACTTAGTCCTAAACTATGGGCAACTGCAGGTGAGAAACATACAAAAGCAATTAGACCTGATGTTGTAAAAAGATATGCTGAAGTGAGTCCTCATGGTCAACTAAAGTATGTAGTCAATGGGACAGATGAAAGTTGGCGTGAAGTAGAAGAAAATACTAAACTGTTTAGAGAAGCAGGGTGTGATTATCCTGTATGGATCATGGGTGTAGGTGGAACGTTTGAGGGCTTAGTACAAACTGAAGCAAGTATTGCTGATGAGGCAATCAGACGAGGTTATTATTATACAAGCAGAGTGCATGTTCACATCTATGGTAATGCAATAGGCAAATGAGAATCATTAATTATATACAACTTAACGATCTACAAGATAAATACTGTAGAAAGGAACAATAATGAATTATCTATTAGAAGCATTAATTAAAAAACTTGAAGGCGAGATTGCAATGGCAAAAGCCAACATAGAAGTTTACATCAATAACCCTGCTGGTATCGGAGAGCATCCTGATGTTGTCCAAGCAGTTGAGTCACAAATCGAAGCAATTGCAAATGCAGAGGAGAAAATAGAAACAATTCGCAAACATTTTTAAAGTAACATGGCATATTCAGATAAAGTAGTAAAAAGGTTCGAGGATGTCCTTCAAAATCCTGAAAAACACGCAGTAGGCAGATTTGATCCTAATGATGCAGATGTAGCAACTGGAATGACAGGTGCACCAGCATGTGGTGACGTAATGAAACTGCAACTCAAACTAGACAAAGACGAAAAGATCATCGATGTCAAATTTAAAACTTATGGCTGTGGTTCAGCAATAGCAAGTTCAACGATGTTTGTTGAAATGCTAATGGGCAAGACAGTAGAAGAAGCACAAGAGATTAAAGATAAAGACATAGCGGCCGCATTAGAATTACCCCCTATTAAGTTACATTGTAGTGTGTTAGCAGAAGCAAGTATTAAAGATGCCCTCAAGAATTGGGACGGCAAACGAGAAGAGTTTATTGGAAGTAGTGATAGTATGATTGGACATAACAGTCAAGGATTACTTCAAATAGAGGAGCCGACTACTACAGTCGAAATTTAATAATTAACTAAAAGGAACAATGGCAAAAGCAAGTAGAAGAAAAATAAACAAATCGTTAATCAACGGTTCAGGTAAAAAATGCACGTCAACAGGTGTTGGTGGTAGAGGACGCAGAGTAAAAATCGGCATGTCTACGATGAATAAAAGCAAGAAACGTTCTATGTCTCTATATAGAGGACAGGGGAAGTAATATGCCAACTAAATTCAAACCATCACAAAGCACACTTCAAAGAGGTACTAAAATAGTAACTACAACACATTACTATATTAAGAACATTTCGCAAGACGAATTATTTGAAGAAATAAACAAAGACAACCCAAATAAAAAACGTAGAGCAAAGGCTATAAAAGAGTTAGAACGCAGAGGCGTAAAACTAGTTTGGACTACAAAAGACAAAGACTCAATCGTCTAAGTTTAAAGTATTTGGTAAATAAAGGACTTGACTTCAAGTCCTTTTCCATATATAATGCTAATTACTAACTAGGAAAGAGGTACATTGATGGCGTGGTATGACACACCGTTTTGGAAAAAACCAGAACCAATTGAGATTAAAAAAGAAACAGTTGTTATAGACATGATGAAGGATGATGTAGATCCTGAAGAGTTAACAATTGAAAACGCATACAAGACAAGATGGATATGGTATCATACAATATTGGCTATAGGCATTTTTACTACTAATGTATTGTTAATAGCAATACTGACAATATTAGCGATTAAACTATGAGCAAAGTATTGATTACAGGAGGTTCTGGTTATCTAGGAACTCTCTTAACTAAACACCTACAAGATAAAGAACATGATGTATGGGTGTTAGATACTAAATTCCCTGATCATCACACTAACTCTAACGAGTCTAATTTAGATCATCTATATCAATATCTACCATTTGATATTAATCAACCTTTACCTAAAGACTTTGATGAAGAGTATGATGCAGTAGTACATTTAGCGGCTAAAGTTGATGTTGAAGAAAGTACACAAATGCCAATACAATATTATATCACTAATATTAACGGCACAATGAATTGCTTATCTAAAATAAAAACAAAAAACTTTATACTTGCATCAGTAGATAGTGCAGAACATTGCGAGGCACCTTATAGTGTCTCTAAACGAGCGGCAGAAGACTGTGTGATCGAATATTGCATGATGCACAATCCAAAGCATTTCTCAATTATGAGAATCACAGATAAAGCAACAGACAAAGAAATTGTAGAAGCATTTGCATTAGTAATAGAAGCACCATCAAATAGTATTCTTAAGGTGTAAACATGACTAGAATCAATTCTGATTTAGATCCGAAAAATCTTAAACGTATGCATCTAGTAGCAGAACTCAGAGAGATAACAATGATACCAGCCGCCTTGCGTAGAAGTATAGAAGCAAGAACAACAGAAGAGATTCATAATGGTATTCCAAAAGACTTTACATTAAACAAAGGACATGTGACGTTCTTTTATAACAAATTAAAGTTTCTCATAAAACGATTTAACAAACTTGCAGACGAAATGGAAAGACGAGGTTATTCTCCAGATAGAACTCGTATAGAAGCATTTGATGGATTCGATAAACAATGGTATGGAGATTGGGAATCATCTGATAAAGATGATGAGATTGTTATAGAACGTATCAACTTTCGTATAAGTCAAAAGCCTCATCTATACGAAGACTAAGGTTTAGGTGGTATAGCAGGAGTTGGGAATTCACAATCATTGATATCTGGATTGTGTGTCTGATTAGGATTATTAATTGCATATGAGTAGGTGCAACAAGGGTTATGTTCAGCACCATTCTTTTCTTCAAACCAAACTTCAGTACCTAATTCAGTATAAGGTGCTCCTGGCACTTTAGGAACAAAATCATTTCTGTTTGTAAATCTCCATGTATAATCATTAAGCATGTGATGAGGTTTTTCACTTCTTAACTGATCATACCAAGTCTTAAATCCAGCAGTGCCAAATCTTGGACTAGCACTACAAGATACTATAACTTTTTCAAACCAACCTTCTTTACATGCTAACGCACCTGTTAATTGTGCTGTAGTCGAACCCATGCTATGTCCAGTTATGATTAATTCTTTTACAGGTCCACCATGTTTGTATGATATTTCTTTTAACGATTGATATAATGTTTTTCCTGGAACTGTTATACTACTAGTATCTGCGGGTCTTGTGCCGTCTGCTTTAATTCCACACCCTACAAAGTATTTTTCAAAACCTTTCATTACAGTACCACCTAGTACATCCATTGGATTAGGTACTTGTGCATATTGTAAGTCGATTCCGCCGTTTGCATCAGTCTGAGTTCCCCTAAATGCAATGTATGCTTTGTGTGGTTTTCCTCTCACCTTAGTAATAAATGTTGCAGGCTCCACATGAACATTATCGAGTCCTACTCCATATCTATAAGAAGTCCATATCAATGTTTCAGCCGAACCATTAGGAAAAATGTAGTCTTCAAACTTTAGTGGATTCTCTGTTAAGATATCACTTTTACATAGATTTTCTGCTGTCCATGAAAAAGAACCACCATATGGATCTGGGGTGCCTGTTTGTGGCCAATGGGGGTATGTTTTATTGAGAGGTTCTCCTGCTAGTCGCCAACGTCTAGCCATTTCACTACAAACATCAGTAAGCAATGAACATTGCTGTTGTAGTTCAATCCATTCTTCTTTGCTTACTCTAGGTTGTTGATTTCCCGGAGTGAAATGAATAGGTCCACTCATAATTAATGTTCTAGTAAGTAAGAGCCTAGCACGTCTGGTCTATTAGCCGCCGCATCTCCTTCACCTGACATTACTATGACATTCCATTTTGGAGTAACCATATTTCGTTGACCAAAAGCACCAGGTAATGGTTTTTGCATTAACTCTTTGTATGTAATCAATGTATCAGGTTTGATTCCTGGATATTTAAGCATTAGTCTTTCTTTAAAAGTTTCAAATGATTGATCATCTTTAAACTGCCATGCACCATCAGCATCTTTGGCTAATTTGTTTCCGTCTTTTTTAAGAAGATCGTTGAACATTTCTTTTTTGACAACCATAGCAGACTTAGTTGTACCGAAGTCAATTTTTCTTTCTTGTCCTTTAGATGCTCCTGCTGAGAAGTTAATGATAAAGTTATCTGGTCTATTTTGTAAATCGTTTGATACTGAAGCCATTTTAGTATAAGCATAGAATCTAACATCAGGGTGCATCATTGCTACTTTATATGCCGCATCCAAGTAGTCTTCTGAGAAGAAATCTCCGGCATCATGCCAACGCAGACCCATAACGACTGTTTCACCTTGTTTTGACTTTAATAATTTGTTTGCTTCTATATCAATCTCTGTGTTTAATTGCTCAAAGAAACCTACTGGATCATTATACAAGAAGTTCAAACGTCTTGTTTGACTAATTGCTACATTTTCCCATTGTACATATCCACCTTTAAGTGCATAACAGAATGTTTTACATTCACCTGCACCTGGACATGTATTAATTTCTACAAATTCTTTCTTTTCTTCGTTGTAACCTAAACCGTTTAATGCAGGTAGTCCGAGATCAAAATATATCTCAGTTTGTCCCTTATAAGGACCTTCAGTATGTTGCATTTTTGCATTTTGTTTTAATAATTTACTTGGACGTACAGTGATATCTGCCGCTAATGCTTCTAAGTCATAAGTTTCATTGTTCTGATTAACGATAGGAACTTGTTTATCTGATGCTAATAGTTCTTGCTGATTTACCATTCTTTTTACAGTTGATCTATGTATGTAAGGCTTTTTGTATTTGTCAGTTTTCTTTTTCTTTTGATTGATAATTCTATCTAAGTAATCTGATAAATCTTTCTTCTCTAGTTTCTTACTAGGCGCATCTAGTACTTCATCGATTTGCTCAAAATCAAATTCTTTTTGGCCAGGCTCAAATTCTTGGCGATTCGCTAATATTTTTAAATTCAACTCCTCAATTTCATCTTCTTTGGCTTGGTTGACAGTAGGACCATAATATGGCCCGCCATCTGCTAATTTTCCCCAACCTAAACATTCATCACACAGTTTGATAGGACTTGTTCTTTCTTCTCCAAATTTCATACCGTCTCCCAAACATTTGGGACACTTAGTTGTATAAGGAACACTAGAATCATATTCGTTTAAATCTTCTTCTGACTCTTTTTTGTTTAAATCTATGTAAGTGGGAGTGAAACCTTCATCTCTTACGAACTCAGGGAGTGTTGAAACGTCCCAACCTTGAATGACACTGTTCCATGTGTCAGTTCCTTTATTAGCGAACTTAGTATTGGCTTTAGTTAAGTCTGATACATCAGCACTTGGGTTACCTTCGGGTAAAATAGGCTTGACTTCAGCCTCTGCTTCTGTTAGTATATCTAATATGTTACGTATATCATTCATTTGCTTGTCCGCTTTAAGAGTAGTATGCTAATGTATTTATCATTGTTATTAAAAGGGTTTAGAAAGTTATGAACATATTTTATTTAGATACTGATCCAGTTAAATCAGCAGAACTGCATTGTGACAAACATGTAGTCAAAATGATTATTGAGTATGCCCAATTGATGTCCACTGCTCACAGAGTATTAGATGGTGAAGAATATGTCGATAGAACTGCAAATAATAGACGTATTAAACGTTGGCGTTTATCCGATCAACATATGGAGAATGTTCTCTACAAGGCATCACACATCAATCATCCTTCAAATATTTGGATTCGATCTAGTGATTCACACTATCAATTTGTGTATGATATGTTCGTTGCGTTATGCAATGAGTATACTCATAGGTATGGCAAAACACACTTAACAGAAGAAAAACTCAAGGATATCTTACAGCATTTACCCAATAATATAGCAAGTGAAGACTTTGTTGATCCTCCCCAAGCCATGCCAGATGATGTCAAAACACATGATGCTATTGACGCCTATCAAAATTACTACAGAGTATACAAAAAAGCCTTTGCTAAATGGACTGCGAGAGAGACTCCAGGATTTATGAAAAATATATCGGGCAAAGATAATGTCTCTAAATACATAGACAGTGAGGAACTATATGTTTGATAAAATAAAAAGTATGTTTGGCAAGAAGAAACCTGCCCCTAAGAAAAAAACGGCACCTAAACTTTCTGAAAAAGAAAAGGCAACTAGGGCTGGAGAACCTTGGGTTGATATACTAGAAGTCAATGTTGACCCAGAAGATATTAACAATGGTGCTTTTGAACTTGATTGGAATGATAAGTTTCTGTTAAATCTTATCAAGCAAGGATACAAAGATAGTGATGATGATAAAGATGAAGAAATTGTTGATCGTTGGTTTAAAACAGTATGCCGTAATGTAGTGTTAGAAACATGGGAACAAGAACAAGCAGACCCACATAATAGAAAAGACACTGATCCTATCACTGGTGCAGATATGAGAGTTGTTCAAAGTAAAGATTTAGGTGACGGTAGGTCGGAGATTAGTTAATGGAAACTGTAGTCTTTTGCAAAAAGTACCAAGAAGAATTACCAGCGATGTCATTTCCGCCTTTGCCAGGACAAGCAGGCAGAGATTTGATGGAGACTGTTTCACAAAAAGCATTGGATGCTTGGAAGTCTCATCAAACTACACTTATCAATGAACGCAGAATGGATTTATCTAATCCTGAGGCTAGAAAATTTCTAATAGAAGAAATGCATAAGTTCTTTAATAACCAAGAAGTTGCACAAGCAGAAGGCTTTGTTGAGCCTACAAAAGACTCTGGTGTACAAGCATATATACCACCTACTCCTCCACCACCCCTAGATTAATTTACCCTTTTTACCCATAAAGGCTTGCTTTCTGCTAGTTTATTGCGTATAATATACGAATATTATGATAAATAAGAGTACTGGTATATGAAATACGCTTTGATAGATACAATGAACACGTTCTTCCGTGCCAAGCATGTAGCATCCTATAATGCTAATACATGGGAAAAGATAGGCATGGCTTTGCATCTGACTCTAGGGTCAGTTAATCAAGCAGTCCGCAATTATGGCGTTGATCATGTAGTCTTTTGTTTAGAAGGTCATTCATGGCGTAAAGACTTTTACAAGCCTTACAAAGCAAATCGTAAAGTCAAAGAGCAAGCCATGACAGAAGCAGAAGTCGAAGAAAGTCAAATGTTCTGGGAGACATACGAAACATTGATTGCATTTTTATCTGAGAAAACTAATGTAACAGTATTACGTGATCCGAATGCAGAGGCTGATGATTGCATAGCACGTTTCACTGCATTGCATCCTGATGATGAACACATCATTCTTTCAACTGACACAGACTATTATCAATTACTATCTGAATCAGTTCACATGTATAATGGTGTTGCTAAAAATCTAATAACAATTGACGGCTTCTTTGATGATAAAGGCAGACCAGTCATTGACAAAAAGACTCAGGAGCATAAGACATTAGAAGACCCTCAGTATCTATTGTTTGAGAAGTGTATGCGTGGTGACACTAGTGATAATGTGTTTAGTGCATATCCAGGTGTACGTAAGAAGGGTACTAAGAACAAGACAGGTCTACTAGAAGCCTATGCTGATAAAGAGAAAGGCGGTTTCAACTGGAACAATCTTATGTTACAACGTTGGGTAGATCACAATGAAGAAGAACATAGAGTACGTGATGATTATGAACGCAATCGCACATTGATTGATCTTACAGCACAGCCGACTAAACTCAGAGATGCAACTGATAATAGCATTAAAGAGGCGTTAGAACGTAATAAAGAGATACCACAAGTTGGTGTACACTTTATGAGATTTTGTGGCAAGTATGAACTTAACAGAATAAGTGATCAAGCAGATAGTTATGCTAAATGGTTGAACACACCATATCAAGGAAGGTACATTCATGCCTAACAATAACAACATTAACGGAGATAAAATGATATTAGATGTAGAATTAACCGCAAAGCCAATTACTGATGAATTTTGGATTTTAACAGACGGAAAAAATAAAGTTGGAAATGTCTGTGCAAATAATATAGGAACGTTTAACGTTACATTGCAAAATGATGTGTTTGAATTTGCAACCACTGATGATATTCAGAAGAAAACTAAAATAAAGTTTATCACACCAGAGAAAACTGAACTGCCAGAAACAACTCCTTATCCAGAATATCCTACAACTGCTAGAACTTATAATTCAGTGTTCGATGTTAAACGTGGATTGCATGTCTTTACAAAGACTAAAAAGAGTAAATGCTTCCATGCCGCAGGGTATTTTGTAGTTGAACATAACGGAATAGAACAAGTTATCTTTTGTCCAAAATACATTTTTATACAAAGATATCCCTTCAACGGACCTTTTAAAACTAAAGATGAAGCAAAAAATCAGATAAATATAGTATAATGATAACTAATGATACATATTAAGGATTTTATAAATAAAATGTCGGTTATGGAAAGTACACAGAACAATACTGTTGTGTTGACTATTGATCAGGCTAGAGGACTCAGAAACGATATAGCAACTTTGTTGGCAGATTTACATGAGTTCAATAACGAGAATAAAACGAATGAAGAAACAATTTCGGTACAAGTTAAAGGCGGATCCTTCAAATGAGTAGAAGCCAACCATCAGTCATCCTGGAATTTGTTGACAAAGAAACATATAAGTGCGATCAGATTATCGAAGCATCTGGCATTTGGGCTGTGTACTATGACGGTCAACCAATCAATTTAAAATCTTCTCACTACTTAACAAGTGATGCGGCACCAAAATACAAAAAGACTAGTTTCTCTAATCCAGGTCATGCAAGGAATCTTTGTCGTAAATTAAATGCTCAATTTAAAACTGACAAGTTTACTGTAGTATTCTTAAATGCCGGACGAATAGTATATCCGGATGACATCTCCGAAAAATAAACAGCAATACACGGAAGCAGTACTAGATGCCCTACCAAGAGGGCCTTATCATTCAATACCAATAGATCAAGTCATTTTTAAATGGTGGCTAACTGGACGAGGCGGACAAGGACTAAGACTTAACGATGAAGGACTAAACATGTTTAAGTTAGCAAAACTTGAACACTATGATTTTGATTTAGGACTTAATCCTAAGTCAATGCATAAACGAAGAATTGTTGCACCAGAAGCATTTATACAAGAAATCATTAAAAAGATTAAATGTCCTTATTATTTAGGTGTGCATAAAGTGAGGGGAGAGAAGGGCGAACCTTTCATTAGAGTATATGATCATAAGACAGCAATGATGATTACTTTACATGGCAATCTAAGAGAATACTTAGAAGCCACAAAATAATGTATGACAAAGTATGACATTTTTATGTACATAAAAGTGTAAAGATACTACACTTTTTGTTACTAAATGTATCATAATGTCATACTTGGTATAAATAGAAATGCAGGGCGGTCCTGCTCAAAGGTTGGCAACACACACAGGAGTAAAAGACTTGAAAATCATACGCAAACTTGGTGATAGTTTATTTGGATGCAATGGCGGAGAGATATGTGAAAGCATAGGCTTCGCATTTATTGGGTCAATATGTCTATACATCATAATTTTCTCACTACATTCAATTTCAGTTTAACAATCCCCCAATAGCCCAAAGGTAACTTTGGGCTTGACATCCAGGTTCAAAGGTCGTATAATAGTTTATACACACACAGAGAACTATGGCTATGAATAAATTATATACAGTTATTATGACAATAGCACTGACTGCCTGTGGAGGTGGTGGGAGTGGAGGAACTGATGTTGCATTGGCGGCTATTAGTGGTAGTGCATCAGCAGGCGGAAACTCTGGTAATGGTGGTAACAATACTACAGCCTCAGTGTCATTTTCTGCAAGTTCTAATCAAGTCGTAAAGGGAGATAGCACAACATTGCATTGGAATTCTTCCGAAGCATCTACATGCACAGCATCAGGCGAGTGGTCTGGTACTAAATCACTCAACGGCAGTCAATCTGTTACTTTAGATGGCATCGGCATTTATACCTTTTCTATTGATTGTTCAGGGGCAACTGCGACTATAGACATAACTGTAAACGAAACTGATAGTGAAGGATCATGCACTAACCCGCACACTGCAAAGATAGAAAAAGACTATCTAGGTGACTTTGATTATGAACAACCACAGAATTACTTTGGTAACGATCACATTAAAGGTGTTGGTCTTAAAGACTATGGGCTAGGATGGATATACGATACTTACAAATCAAAAGAACCTTCTGTGGTCGCTAATTGTACTAGAACTGAGTATATACGTTTAATGTACAGAGAAACAATAAGAAGACTGCGAGATCATGGAGTTACGTCAGTTCAAATTTATAACTTCGGACGTTGGGACGATAGCAAACAAACATGGGAAGTTGTCCATTCGACTAAACATATAACTGACGAAGAAGTTGATTTCATTACTCAAACAGCAAAACAGTTTGGTATGGAAGTTCACTATGGTTGGCAGTTCAATATGGAAGTGGCTGATGCAAACGGCACTTACATGAATCGATTATTATTTCCAATGACTGGTGGTAATGTTCTAGTAGATATGGAATTGCTTACTAAAATCATGGATGCCCATGAACAGCATATATATTGGGAAGCAGACAGAGCAGAATTTATAGGCATTGATGCCTTAGCCGCTGATTGGCAAGCAATGTGGATAGACTTTCGAGGGTTAGATAGAGAAGCAACTTTTGAAGAAGAGACTGAATTACGAAATTACTATATGGAACGCCTAAGCACAATCGTTGCCGGTGTTCGTAGTAGATTCAATGGTAAGATAATTATTGGCGAAGGCATAACTTGGAATGATGGACGAGTATGGGATAATGTTGATATTATTAAGTTAGGATTTCCAATGTTTGTTGGTGATGATGAACTTGAAGATACAACTGTCGATATGATAGATAACAGAGCCTATGATTACATAGAACGGGCTTACAATGCATTTTACTGTTATGATGGTCAATGGCAAGGACATGTTTGTGGTGACTATACTAGTTATGAAGAAAACAAACATAAATTCATGTTTGACTTGTTTGCACAAAGTCATATGGGATTCTTATCTAGGGGATGGATAGAAGACGGCTTTTGTGTCGAAGGTATATTAAACAACATAATATATGATTGTATTCAACGAGAAGTACAACCAGACTTTTCAGCACAGGCTCTTTGGTATGAAGGAGTGTTGAGGGCAATCGATAGACAAACATGGTTTGATCTTATTGGGACTACGACTAGTACTGGGTATTGGTTATCAGATACATTGATGCATGACGGACACACTGAAGCATTCCCAAGTACCTCACAATCGATCAGAGGCAAACCTGCAGAAAAAATACTTAAATACTGGTACACAGGATTATTTGAACAATACGAGCCAATTTATGATTAAGCAAGGAATGAATCTTAAAGACTACATTAAGGTGTATCAAACACTTACTCCTGAGTGGTGTCAAAAGATCGTAACAGCAACTAATAATTTGACATGGCATGATCATCAATGGCATAATTCTTATAGAAACTTTACTGTTAATCAGAAGGACACAGAGAAAAGAAAACGACTTGAAGAAGATAATCCAAGATTCTCTGAGGGCGTAGAGTATTGTGATACAGATGTTTTGCTAGAATCTATGATTACACATGAACTGATTAAATCAATAGGAAAGTATAGCCTTCAAATAGGTCCTCAGATTGACAATAGACCTAGTAACTTAGTCTCAGGCATTAAGTCTTTACGTATCAATCGATACAAAGAAGGGGTAGGAATGAAGAAACATGATGATCATTCCCATGATAATGAACACCCTATACTGACATCTATTGTAATGTTAAATGATGATTATGAAGGTGGCGAGTTAATCTTACTTGACGATTATCAAGTAGAATTGAAGACAGGAGAAGCAGTAGTGTTTCCATCGAATTTTATGTACCCTCACCATGTGAAAAAGGTCACACGAGGCACAAGAATGACAATAAATGTATGGTTTTCGTAAAAAAATGTGAAAAAAGGCTTGACTTTGGGTAAGAAAGGCAGTATAATATACTTATATTATGACACAGACAGGGAAACAAATTATGTACTTAATCATCGACAACACAGATCAATCAATCCACAGAGAGCCTAACAAAAGAAGTTATGCTTCTACTCAGTACAAGACAGTAGGTGCCGCTAAAGCAGGTATCACTAG